ATTATTTGATATATCATTAGAAGACATCGCTCAAGGGATGTACAAGATTTCTCTTGTAGACAAGCCCGCTATTGAGGAAGACTTCATCCACTTCAACGAAGTTGAGAAGGTACAGATGTTTGCTGATGAAAAGAAGAAAGAGGTTGTAGGCCCGATTATGATTCCTAACAAGGAAATCCTACGATTCTCACCCGAAATGGGATATTACTATGTACGATTTACTGAAGAGACTATTCAGCAAATTATGTACAAGTATTCTAAAGAAGGGTTATTTAACGCATTTGGTATTAACCACTCACAAGATACAGATGATGTGGTTATGCTTGAAGTTTGGACTAAGGAAAGTGATAACGATAAGTCTGTAGACTATGGTTACAATCTACCAAACGGAACCGTATTCGTAAAGGCTAAAATTGAGTCTGACGAATTATTTACTGCAATTGAAAATGGAGAGATAAATGGTTTCTCTATTGAGATTAAAGCGGATATTAAACCAACAAATAATAAACAACAAATGAATGAATTTTCTTTTGCTAAAGAACTTGGTAAGTTAGAGGCTCAATTTGAGGCTATGGCTAGCAAGTACGAAGCACGAATTGAAGCTTTAGAGAACGAGAACAACTCGCTCTTAGAAGCTGTGACATCTGTTGAAGAAAAGTTCGGTAGCGTAGAAGACCTAAAGTCTGCTATTGAAATGATTCAAGAGCACATCAAGTCTATGGGATCATCTGAAAAAGAGATGACTGAGCACGAAGATGAAGAAAAAGAAGAAATGGCCTCAGACGACAAGGAAGAGGAAATGGCTTCTGATGAAGAGGAGATGAAAGAAGAAGAAAAGTACGAGGCTACAGAAGCTGAGGTTGAAGAGCAATTTGCTGCGGAGCAAAAAGCTGAAGAGGCAACAGAATCTGTAGAAGACAAGACTGTAGTCTTTAATAGTATTACACCTGAAAAGATGGATATTATTAATAACTTCTTCAATCGCAAGTAATTATTGTAAATTAAGTAAAACGAATCATTTTTTTAAAACTAATATAAAATGGCAAATAATATGAATTTCGGTGTTACAGGTGTAACTGGTGATTGGGGAGACCGCAGACCAGACTTGTTCATTGACACAATGGTAAAATCAGCAGCAGTGTTGAACCGTTTCTCTATCGTTGATGGAGTAAAAAGCAAATTGAACGTACCAATCTTCTCTGTATCTGCTCAAGCAGGTGACGGTGACGGCTTTGTAGCTGGTGCTAACTGTTCATTCGATGAGACTTTCGATGCAGCAGTAACTGAGAAAGAGATGACTGTTCAGACTTTCCACTGGGGCTTCAAAAACTGTAAGGATGCACTAGAGGCTTCTTACCGTGGTTTGATGCTTAAGAAAGGTCAGTTAAACCCAGAGACTTTAGATGCTGAGTTCCGTTCTTGGATTTTCGACCGTTTCGCAAAATTGGCTGCTCAGAAAGCTTTAGTTCAAGCGAACACAGAGCTTTTGACTGAGATGAAAACTGGTGGCGATGCTGTACCAGCTGCTCAAGTTCTTGATATCGGTGCTACTGCTATCTCTTCTGCAAACATCTTAGACCATATGGAAAATGCATATGAGGCTATGTCTGCTGTAATGGTTGCCGCTGTATACGGTGATGCTGATCGTGAGTTCAAGCCTGCTTACTTCTTAGGAAGCGTTGCTTACCAAGCTTACCAAATCGCTATCGCTGGAAAGCACACAACTACTCCTGAGGGTATCATCAAAGGTGAGATTCCAACATACTACGGTATGGAGGTAATCCATATGCCATCTTTGAGTGCTAACCACTTCTTCTTGTCTGCTCCAAGTAACTTGGTATTGTTGACAGATAACTACAATGACACTGGCGCAATCGGTAACGAATACGAAGCTAAAGAGCAAGCAGAATACTTGTTCGGTCGTTTCAAGTTAGGTTTCGATTACTACAAGGGTGAGGAAATGGTTCTTGCTTACGACGCGGCTTAATAAACTAAATAACTAACGGAGGGGCCTTGTGCCTCTCCATTTAATACCTTATAAATAATGGCTTGTAATACTGTAATTGCTGGAGTATCTTACTCTTGTGATGACCTCGCTTTAGGAGGTTTAACTAAAATCTACATTGGTGATAAAACAGCTCTCGGTACTACCGTTTCTGTCACTGCTGATGTGGTTACTATTAACCCAACTGCGGCTAGTCTTTTACTTGATGGAACTGTATTTGAGTTAGAGTTTAACATCAAAGACGGCTTCTCTGCTTTCACTGATGTAAAAACTATTGCTGACGGATCTGTTTCTGCTGTACCTACTATCACTGTAGAGATTCCAAAAATGTCTGGTGCACACCGTGACGTATTGGAAGACCTAGCTAACCCAAATGCTGAGATCGTAGCTTTCATTGAGACTGCTGCTGGTACTCACCACTTGGTTGGTTTTGACTACGGACTATTTGTATCTACTGTTGACGGTGCTTCAGGTGCTTCGCGTGGTGACAAAAACCGTTACCAATTGACTTTGACTGGAGAGCAATCTAGTCTTGCTTACGACATCGTTGATGCTGAGTGGGCAGATGTAGCTTAATAGCAAATCTTGTAAATTAACACAAGGGGGTAGGGATCAAACCCTGCCCCTTTTTTTATACTTAAATTATGGCTTTCAACTGTTCTATATTACTAAGCGATATTGATATCAATTGTAACAAAAAAGTTACTGGTGGTATCAAGAAAGCTATTCTAATGCTTCAGAGCGATATCACTATCACCTTTGACCCGTTAGATGAAACTATTGTATCTTCTGTTGCCACACAAAACACTGTTACGTTTGAGCACAATGTAAAAGACGGTACAACTACATTTACAGAAAACAAAAATACTACAAACGGCTTAGGAGTCGTTTCTACAAATATCACTGTCCAATCACCAGCTGTAGACAATAAGGTCAATAAGATTGACTATATGAGCCGCAGAGAAGACATTGTAGCGGTTTTACTGCACAACAATGACACTGTGACTATCTCAGGATGGATGGACGGCTTAACGATGAATTATGAGGCTAACGCAGGTACGGGAGTATCCGACAAGTCTTACGTCAACATCACACTAAACACCGAAAGCGGGATTGCTTCTTTAGTATTGGATAGCAAAACTCCATTTACTGATCAAACAATATTTGACTAATGGCTTATAGTTACAGAGGTACGGGATATTTATCTGATGCTGTAACTACTGACACTGGAAGAAAGATTTATCTTTTCAGAAGCGGTGGTTACCAAGGATCTACTACCGAGGTAGGTTATAAGAACTTTGGTACACGAGTGCTTGATGACGGTGGAACTATAGAGTCTTACGAATGTATCTCTGCTGAGATTACGAGACTACAGAACATTAATTCTGAGACGGGTCTATTAAACTTCCTTTTAGAAGACATTCCTTCATCTGCTACTATAGAGGCTAAGAGCTGCTTGATAGCTTCTTACAACGAACTTGTGGCAATAGAAATAGCATAATATGAGTAACGCATTTGACAAGGCATCTTTGGTGATGTTACCTCACGCATATGAGGATGGTAAGTTATACAGCTTAAAGCCTACGGATAGAAGTGGTGACTTTACTTTTAGTAGGGGAGCTGATACAGCTACGAGGGTAAATGAGCAAGGATACATTGAGGTCGTTACAGATTTAAATGCACCTCGTTTAGATTATGGTGGTGGAGCTACTTGTCCGAGTCTTTTATTGGAGCCTCAAAGGACTAATATAGCAAGAAATGACTTTGGCTTTAATGGTTTTGGAGGATGTACTGTTGCAAGTGAAGTTACTGCAAATCCATTCGGAGATACCACAGATGTTTTCTCAGCAACATTTACATCAGGAGGAGGATTCAGGCTTAACGAATCTCCAATTCTTGTTTCTGGAACCACCTATTGTATGGGTCACTTTATGAAGTTTAACAACTCTGCAATTACAATTTCAGCAAGTGGAGCTTCAGCGTCTATATTATCTGCAAGTGGAAATTTTTCTTTTGACGCTTCTGGAAATCCAAGTAAAACAGGTGATGTTTATTTTATAGAATATCCGAATGGATGGTACTATGTTTACGCTTTAACAAACGCAATAGCTGACGGTGGAACAAGGGTTAACTGGAATGAAAGTTCTGGAAGTATTTTAGTTTATAAAACTCAGTACGAAGCAGGCTCTTACCCAACATCCTACATACCTACTAATGGCTCTGCACAGACGAGGCCAGCTGAATCCTGTGTTGTAAATGGTGCTACATCATCTATTGGTCAAACCGAAGGGACAATGTTTTTGGACTTTGTATATGAGGCTAATGGTGG